CGTCCGCACCAGATGCAGAAGCGTTGGCCGTTACAAGGCGCGTACCGGGTGAACCTGCATTATCATCGTACAGGGAGGCGGTAAGTGTTTCAGTGCCGCCACCACTGATATATCCATATACAACGATAGAATCAAGAACATCGCCAGTCGAACCAGTAAACGTATATTTCATAGCAATAGTATTGTCAGCACCAACATTGTCGGTAGCTGCCGCAGTAGCGTCTGATCCAAGTTCATGTGCCGCCCAACATAAAACGGGTATGCAAAGAATTAGTAAAAACAGAAAATAATATTTCATTCTCATAGTTTAATTCCCTATATCATACTTATTCTATGATCTTAACCACCCAAGTTGCTCCGTCGGTCCTTGTTACCCATAAGGACTGTAACACAACATGGTTCTCATCGATCCCGGCGACATATCTATTAACTATCGCCCATTCGATATTTCCTACGATACCATGCGTCTTGATTTTTCCAACGATAGAGTGGGACTCGATGTAAGATTGTAGGGCAGCGTAAAAGCTGACCGTTGTTGCTACGGTTGGGTTGATCCCCACAAAGTAAGCTCTCTCGGTTGAGAGGTCGTTATCTATAACCCATATATAGATAACTCTCGTTATTACTGCAAGCGTATCGGTGGGCGTTTCCTGTAATACTACAATGCTGTATCTGCACCCCGACTTATCAAGGGGTGATAGGCTTCTGGTATTAACCTGCAAGGGCTCTCCCACCTCTGCGAAGTTACCAGAAGTAACAAGCATATCTCGCAAATCAGTCTTGGTGGCGGCACTTACCATACCGGCCAGTAACAACAGGGACACCATCAATACAAGTTTCTTCATCATACTCTCCTTAATCATATGAAAAGAATTAGTAAAAATAGAAAATGATATTTCATTCTCATGGTTTAATTCCTCGCAATAATCATCGTATAAACAGTCTCCATATAAGCAGGGCTGCATCTACTATCGAAACCCGCCCGTCACGATTCACGTCATAGGGATCAAGGTGGTGCATTATGATGGGATTTAGGGACCACGTATCCAATGAATCGGCAAATAATATGATCGTGGTCCATACATTACGACCGAACCGAGTATATCCGAATTGCAAAGCAAGGGTGTCATCGACCGCCGTGCTGTTCAGCCACGAATAAACCGTCAGGCTGTCGGGATAACACTGACAGGTCGTGTCATAGGTTTCCACCACTGGGACAGTCACGCTGTCCAGTAGTACCAAGTCTTGTGTGCGTCCGCTATACGTCAGTATCAATAAGATCGCCAGGATGGCAAAGAACACACCGAACAGACCCATGTGTTGACTAAAGCTACCCGTAATTTTCATATATCACACCAGTTCGGTTCATATTTCCCTTATGCCGCCGTATCTCCTTCTACTCGGATAGTTACCCCATCACTATCCAGGGCCGAGGTGTTAGCGGCGGTTCTCCTAACCCAGATAGCCCGGCAGTATCCGGCTGCAATATCTCCTACTGTTAGCCCTGTACCTTTTGTGGTCGGTGATGAAAAAGACTCCCCTGATGGAGCGGTTGATTCATCGGCAACCTCATCGGCTTGGGCTGATGCGTCTCCAATGGCGCTGGCCGCAACATCATCAACAGCAATCGCGGCGGCAGCACCACCGCCAACTTCGGCCGACAACCAGACAACCGCACTCTGTAAAGTTAAGGTTGCATGGCTGTTATGGACAAAATAGCAGCGATATTCAACATCACTGGCCGCATTTTCCGCACCCGATACATCGTCAAACAAGTTGTTTAATGAAGCGTCGGTGATTTCCGTTGTTGATATGTACTTACCCAATGATCCGGCAGGCGTTCCCGCCTCAGTATTCCCTGCTGCTCCCGTTTTTACCGACAACTTGAATAGAATGTCACTTGATACAATAGCCATTATGCGGCCCCTTTCGTACTTATGTAGATCATTTCAAAAAACATTCGGGATGAACTGTAGGCGTCCTTTTCAACTTGGGCGACCTCAAATACGGCCGCCAGTCGGATTTCTAACGCACCTGCCGTTGCCGCCATCCCCGACAACATAGCATCCCGAACTATATCAACCAGCTTTTCAATATCGTCTCCCTTTTTCATCAGCACTAATTCTAAGTCACACGCCCATCTGATATTAGTTCCGTCATCAACTATGACAGCCTCATTCATTGAGATTATTCCGACATAGGGCGCATTAACCCTTTGATCGTTAGGGCTTTTCAGGTCGCGTGTTGCCAGATTGATGCCAGATAAGGCTGTCAGGGCTGTGGCAATTGCGTCAATGATCGTCTGTTTAGTATTGGCCATGCTCCACCTCTTGATCCTTGTATAAAGGAGTCGACTCCGAAGTTGAAGTAGTGACACCAATCATAGGCGGTTCATTCTTGTAGGCGGGACATTTTTTACAAACCATCACATATCCAGACGGTCGCTCTATCAGAGCCAATACTCTTTCCCATTCATGTTCACATGGCTGGCCAGGCGGGGCTGGTACTTTACGCCTTTCTATCGTCGCTTCGTGAAACGCCCACAATTCAGCATCACCAGCATAACCACAAACTGAGAGTACCTTCAATTCTTCCGCTAAAACGTAATGAAGACCATCATCAATATAAGTATCACCAGGCAACTCGCTGCTTTTCGCCGCACAGATGATCTCTTTGTTATTCTTTCGTATTCTTACTGCCATTATGTTCTCCTGACGACTTGATGCAGAGCGTCACCTAATTCAGCCAGTATCCGGGCCTTGTTTCTATTCAGGGCTGTCCAGACATACGGTCGGGCTGGTATGCGAACGCTACGACCGCGCCCGGCCATACCGCCGAGTTCATGGATTCGCGCATAGGGCCAAGATGACCAAATAGCTAATCTGTAGCCACCGGGGATATTTGATACCTTCCGGTTCTGCCAGCTACGCAAAAGATCACCTGTCCTCTTATGCAATACCCGACCCTGTAAATTGATATTGATATCACGCTGCAGCATCCGCCCGACTATAACCAGACGGCGGCGGAGAGCAGGGTCGATAGAGGCTCCCATTCTCTTAAGCCGATCAAGGCCGCTATGATCCCAATAAACATCAGCCACTCGGATACCTCATGAATGGGAGGAGCAAGTCTTCTGCCTCAATGGGGATTGTTACCTTATCACTACCAAAGTAGGTATATGACTGTTCACCATCTGATTGCGATTTAAGATGAGGGTCTCTGGTTGAAACGCTTGCCCCGGTTTGAGCAATCAAGCATATAGCCCGGATCAAAGCTGCCGGCACCTCTGTATATCCATAAACATAGGTCAACCTTAGGTTGTCATCACCTTCTGGGAACAGGTAGCCCTCACGGAATGTCACCCTGTCAAGCGTAAAAACGGGAGTATATGAATCCGTATCGAATTCTGTCCAGACATCAGTATCCCAATACTCAACCTTGGTTACAGAAACAATCGGGGCTTGTTCCGGGAAATACTTTCGGGTTCCACGACCAGAGAATGTTTCCTCAATCGTAGTCAGGAGTTTACTTGCAGCGTCTGTCCCATCGTATTTGGCAAATATCCGATTGCATTTCTCATTGGCAGAATTCTCGGCAGACTCAAGGGCTTGTTTTACCTGGACCTCATTGTCAAGTGATGTTTGACCAATAAACGTCAGATAATCCCCATAGGTAGCTACTGCCATTGTTTCGCCTTTCAATTATGGGAGGGCGGTCAAGACGACCGCCCTACCCAGTTTTTCATCAAACACTAAGCCTGTTCCAAAATAACCACAATACGTCACTGGTCGTATCGGTAGTAGATAACTGGAGTTGCCCATCCGTAGTAAAAGATGCCTCGGATGTAATATCTACCAAAGATTCAAGCAATGCGTCGGTTGTACCATGTGCGCAGTATAGTATTTCATCATCGGTTAGGGCATTGGTTACAGCAATGTTCGTTGCGGCGGCAGCACCGGCTAAGACACTTGCCTGTAGACACATCGAGCTTCGGGTATCACCCCCGGAAGTCAGGTCATCCCAGATCAGAAATAGCATATCGGTACTGGTATCTGTAGCTGACTGAAGATTCCCATCGGTAGTAAATGAACAGTTGGCTGTATCATCTACTACAGTTGCGATAGCGGCTGCGGTTGAGAAATGCCCGACGAAAAGTATATCATCGGTTGTCAAGGCACCTGTCACTGCGATATTCGTTGAAGCAGTCGTCCCGGCCAAAATGTTGAATTTCAGGCACGAGGCGCTTCGGGTATCCGGGCCATCAGTTAAGTCGTTCCAGATAACCATCAACAGATCGCTGCTTGTATCCGTAGCTGATTGGATATTCCCATCAGACGTGATTGTGCAGTTGGCCGAATCATCATCCAACGAAGCAATGGCCGCCTTAGTCGAAAAATGCCCGACAAATACCAATTCATCAGTTGTTAGGATATTGGCTACCGCTATGTTCGTCGTTGCGGTCGTCCCGTCTACCAGTTCAAACTTAAAGCAAGATGAGCTTCGTGTTAACCCCATTCCACTCATTGTAAACTCCTTATTCGAGGGGGCGGCTTAACCGCCCCCGTTTAGGTTATTCTACGATATTGATACCGTTAGTCACTGGGTAAACGTCGGCGGCTGATACCTTGCCAAAGTCATACCGAGCTGTCCCAACAAACTGTTGCTGTTGGGTCAGGATGTCTTTACCTACTTCCAGCTTTACGCCCCTGCGCTGCCCGATTATCCAGGATGGCTTGTGAACGCACAGGAGTGAAGTATGTCCACCTGAACCAATAGTATTGGCACCGAGGCCATCATCGTCGAGGTCCTCATTGTACTGCCCCGAAATATAAACCTCGGAACCGTCAACGGTCGGTAAAGCACCTGAAATCAAATAGGTCATTACACCGAGCGCATCTTCAGCGTGAAGAGCGTTCTGTACCCATCGCCGACCCTTCGGACCGGTTATCCACATACATTCAGCGGGATTCTTGACGCCCGCACGACCCATCATGTCTTTCAACTCAAGAAAGTTCGCCCAACACAAAGAACCTATGCCAGTGGTCCCGGCCAGAGTCTCGATATTGACAGTCTTGCTGTCATCGAAAGCGGTAGCGCGGAGCCCCAGAATACCGGTTTCAACCTCATAGGTCTCATAATGCGTGCTGCCTCCAGCATTGTCCTGGTGAGTTCCTGCCGTATCGCCATTGATGATGGCCGATTCCAGACCTTCAAGAATAGCTATGGCCAATTCAGAGCGAATCAGGGCGACCATGTTGAGAATGGCATCTTCAGTCAGCATCTCCGAAGTGACCAATGCACCGATGAATAGTATCGGCATAAAGGTCTTCGAGCTGGTGGCGATGTTGGTTTTCCGGGCCTGAGCACCTGAATCAACAAGCTGCTCCGTGCCCTTGTAAACAACAGCGCGGCCATTTTGGAAGGGATACTTCGCAGATGAACCTGTCGGCATAACCCAAGCTTTGAACTTGTTCGGCAAGTTCGGTTGGAGCCTGAGATACTCATTGAACTCAGCCGACATTTCCTGAGGCACCCAATCAGAGCCAAAGCCGCTATTGCCGGCAGCCATAGCATGGGCCAGAACATTGTCGAAGCGATTAACAGCTTGCGTAAACTGTTCCCAGATAGGCTCATCTTCGAGCCGATACCGACCACCAGCCCGCGCCTGAAAAGACTTCTGGGCGTTCACGACCATTACGGCATCGTGAAGAGTGCGGAGGTTCATCAACTCCTGACCCCGGTTATGCTTGTCGTAGTTAATAGGCATCTGGAAAAGCGCGTAGCCACGATAATCCAGATCGGTGAATGGCTTTCCATCCTCATGAACGAGCCAATTCGTGCCCTGTAGCATCGATCGATAATCGCTGTATTGGAACACCTCTTCCTGTTCATGCCTGACGGCGTTCAGCCCTTTTTCTACATCTTCGGCCAGCTTCTTGAAGTCCTCATTCATGCGACCGACCTTCTGCAAAAAGTCAGTCTTGGACATAGTATTGTCCCTCATGGCCTGTACGTCTGTGTTCAGGTCATGCTGCAATTTCTTAATATCTTCGATATTGTCGGTTAGCTCCTGCTTTTCGGTTTTGAACTTATCGAGCGTGATTAGCTCAGGATCGATAATCTTTTTTTCAGCCATTGGTTGGCTCCTTTTTGATGCTTGAGTTAACTCCGGCTCATCTGTTATGGCCTCTCCCCCGTCGCCGGAGGTTGAATACTGCCAATGAGCCACAACGGACTGATCGGACAGTTGTTCAACCGTGAGGGTATACCCTATAGGCTGTTCATCGGCGTCGGCAAGTTCACCCATAATGCCGTTTACTACGGCAAACAGGGCATCCTTGTTAGCACCGATATTGATAACGGAAATCTCCTGAAGCTCGCATTGTAGGAAGGTGATGATATCTTTCTTTTCGTCGTATTCGTATTTAACGACCCTGAATCCGATTGAGAAAGCGTTCAGCATACCTTCTTCGATATTGCGGAGGAATAGAGGGCCGACCTCAGCAAACAATCGGACCCTAACCCATATACCCTTGCCCTCTACGAGCTTCAAAATCTCGACCATACCGATAGGGGCTTTACGTTGATCATGGAAGGCCAGAACTCGGCCATTGAATAGCTTCAATCCGCCTTTCCATTTGAAAGCCTTAGCCTTGACGATCTGGGCGTAGTCGTTGAGAGTTTCCGTCGTGGCCCAGCCCTCGATAAATACATCGCCATTGACGGTTTCCCGCGTAAAGGCATTTTCAGCCGTTAGCTGAATAACTTCCCCTACTTCGGGCAATTTACGGGTCATACCATTGCTCCTTTTGTGATAGATTCTGCTCGCCGGACGGTCTCGTCAACCAGCCGGTGCGCTATTGTCTTGGCCCGTTCACGACTGAACAGGTTCCCGGTTTGTTTTGCTAATTGCCCCACATTCCACCGATATCGATTAGAGTCGTTTATCAGGGCAATCAACACCTTGTGGGTATCTCGATTAATAATATCTAATGCCATTCTTACGGCGGTATTATGGGATTCTTCTGATCTACCCTGACGTAACCTGAACGCACTTATCAAGGCTGGTCCGATAGTAGCCTCTGCCCGATCCAGTTCTTCAATCAAAGGCAAAAGAGTATCTGCACATTGATTCTCAAACATCAACCAACTCATATGCCGACCATTCATGGTGTGCTTCCGTAGACCTGCCCTTACATCGCGCCTCTGGGCTGAGAAAAGGGACAGGACTGCATTCTCCGCCTCCTTTTCCTCGTCCTCGGTGGGTATGGGAGCTTCATCTTCATTCGGTTTAGATTCTTTTTCGACCGGGCTGACCTCGTATTTAATCCCAAGCTCCCCGGCGACTTGCGCCGGAGTCATTACGCCGCTATCAATGTATATCTTGTGGACTTCAGCCCTATCTTTAGGCTCACCTTTCAAGGCCGGGACCTCAACAAAGCTGAACTTGAGCGATATTTCCCGTCCGAAGTACGGCCAAACCAGTTGCTTGTTCAGGCCATCCTCGACCATTGATGTTAGGGGTTTGATGGTATTCAGCCAGAAATCTTTGTCTTGAGCCAGGGCGTTCGCATAATTGGCGTATTCCATTACTCCGCCCCGGAATGGCGGCAACCCGAACGCCCCGAATATCTTCTCCCGATTCGACTTCAATAGCTCTCCGAAGGCGATATCCTTATGCTTCATATCCGGTGATTGGAGCTTACCTGCGAATCGGTTAAGAAATAGCTTGAACGCCCGCTCAGCCCCTTCATACTTTTGGAACTGGTGCTCTACCTGTTCTGCCTGTTCTGAGGTTAAGGTCTTGTCCGGTGTAAACATAAGGTTGAGCGTCGCGCCGTTCAGGAAGAAATTCTTGTTGAACTCATTGATGAGATGATCGGATTGTATTTCTACGCGGACAGATTCAAATCTCGGCTTTCCCCAGAACGGCTCAGCCGGGTCAACATCTCGGATATGAACAACCCTGTTTTTAGGGTAGAAGCGCGATTGGTTTTCGTACTTGAAGGTATAGCCTGTGAGTCTACCTGCGACAATCTTCGGCTCCATCACGCGGGGATCGCGAGGCCAGACCTCCATCCGACCGTTCGGCCCGGTCAGCATTTCAATCGTCAGAATGCCGTTGCCATCACTTAGGATAGACTTGACGAGGTGGGCGATAACTTCCCGCATGGTCATATCAGGGTTTGGCTCGTCTATCAGGGCATTGGCGGGATGGTCATTATCGTCAAACTCTCGATCAACTCCGCCTATTGTTTCAACCCCGATAATGTTCAGGGAAAGAGACTTGATTGCATCAGTCTCGGCCCGTATCGCAATGGCACAGTTGGCGTTAACGTCTGATGCCTTTAGATCATACTGGTGCTTAGAGTCTCGACGCGCAACTTCAGCATTAGAACCGTAAACACGGGCAACGTCAATCGGCTTTACCCTGTCCCGATGTACCCAGAAGTCCCAAGCCCTGCGCAAGCCACCGACAATGCGTTTAATCGGGTTCATCCGGTTATGCTCCAGGCAAACAGGGCCAGCAGAGCACCTACAACAGCCAAAGCATAGTCAGCAACTGAGAAGCCTGCAGGGTCTAAGAAGCTCCAGTGTAGCTTCTTGCGCTGTCGCAGTTCGTCTAATCCCTCAAGCCCGGCCGCAACAGCAGCCGTAATCAGGACCGCATAATCGATCCCGAATATCAGTAGGGTTAAGGTTAGAGTATAGCCGAACACCAGCCTGAGCCAGCGATAGGCTTTGTCAATTATCAGCAACGGTCCTGGTTTGCTCATTACGATCTCCTATTTCTTCATAAAGTATTCAAGGGTTACGGGAAAGCTCATCGTACCTGTCGTGTCGGAGGTCGTATCGTACAGCCAGATTATGAAACGAGCCTGCCCCTGTAGTATCGAATCACTAAAGATTTCGCCAGTGAGTGTATCGGTGGCTACCGTTCCCCCGGCTGAATCATGGGGACGCCAAAGACCTTGCCGATAGAGTTCAAGAATAAGCCTGATCGAATCATCAAGCCCCTGCCCCGGCAGGCTATCTGCCGGTTCCGTTACGATAAGCCGATATCCCATATAGTCATAACCGGCAGTCTTGAATTCAACGGTATCATATAGCCACGTCGAGTCAGTAGCCGATGAATCTACCGTAACTTCTACGGTTCTTGACGTTTCCCGCTCGATGTAAGGCGGATACGTCGCGGCCATACAGACAGTAGCGGCGAGTATCCAGACGCCCAAGATCAACTTCCATCGTTCCATCTAAACCTCCTCAGACCAGCCAATTAGCCTTGCTGGCCCTGTAACTATCTTTCATTCCTGATATTAGCATCGCCAAAGTCTCATATCCCAAAGTAGCATGAAACAGGTGATCCCCGCCGCTGGTTGGTTTTGTCCAGATCGGTCGGCCAGTCGGGTCCGTGACTCGTACCGGGGCCAGCAAGTGACGCCGGTAATCACCGTTCAGAATTGAGGCCCAGTCTCCGGGGTGCTTGATAAGCCCCCTCTTGAAGTGGTCCACCCCGGTATCCAATATCTCGGTACGATTCGTTCTAACTACCTGAGTCTCATCATCCAGAATGTAAGGTTTGTTCACGTTGTCCTTGAGGTTATAGTAACACATCCAGCGATTGCCGGGGTCTTTCATTACGAAATCGCGGACCTCCTGATAGCCGTCTCCTTGTGCATCAACTACGAATGGGCCGACACAGTATTCCTTGAGTATATCCTCAAGATCGTCCCATCCCTTGACCACACCGATGAACCGGGCAAACCGGACACCCTTGATAACCTCTGAAAGCCTGATATGCTTATCCCTGCCTGTATCCCCCCCGCCCACCAATGTCAGATTGCCCCCGATATTGAATCCTTTCAGGGTAGGCAGGTCTTCAACGGCCTTGTCAAGAAGGGGTTCGGTTAATTTGACGCTGGTATTCTCATAGGGGATACCCATCCAGTTGTTGTGAAAGTTTTGAGCTTCCCTCGAATGGGTCAGGGAACTAACAAACTTGGCAAAAAGCTCTTTGATGTCAGTAGGTCTCCGGTAGACGAAAAGGCGGCTTACTGCATAGCCGGATGAATGTGTGCTTGGATTATGAGCTATCCATCTGCCTTTGCCACAGCGGTCAAACGCCTTACCGCACTTCTCGCATACCGGATTACCACCCTCATCTTTTAATTCATAAACGCTTGGTCCCGTTTCCCTTACGAAATGTTTATACCAATCCAGAACTTGATCGTGACCACATAAGCATTCAACGTGCCAATATTTTTGATCGGACTTCATGAACTCACGATTGATCCCGGTCCCTGTGATAGTCGGATTCCCGAACAGGAATACCATCGGGTCAACTTCATCACCAAGCCGGTCATAGAAGTAACTCAGGTTCTCCTGCTCATGTTCGTCGTACTCATCAAGGATCAGAACTGAGGCCTGGAACTCAAAGGCTGCCTTTGGCTTCTTGATGTCCGCCTTCTTCGATCCCGATGTCTTGGCGTTAGTGCCAGCAAACTTCCAGGCACGGCCAAATATGTTCTTGATCTGCTTATTGTCAGCCTCTTTACCACCCTCCACGTAGGCGGTTATGGCTGCCTTGTATTTCGGGCACCGGTTTAACAGCCCGTCAACCCTGTCTGTAACAAAGGTCGCCCGCCAGTCATCGTCCGGGAGTAGGTACATCCCCCTACGCCCTTGCTCTGCCAGGGTGAACATGGAACATAGGGCGTACTCGGTAATGCCGATCTGAATACACTTCTGGATTACAATAGTTTTGGCGTCGTCCTTGTAAATCGCCTTTAGCCAGGGCTTATCCCGGAATGTCAGGGGTTCATCTCTGGTTGTCCGGTGATAGGCTTTGGCGAAATACAGTCGGGGCCAGACCCGCTTAATAACCCGCAGACCCCTGTTCTGCTGAACCTGGGCTGCATTTATGGATTCAACCTGTGGCACCAGATTTCCTTCTTCGATTACGGTTACTGCGCTGGCCGTGCAAGTATTTTGACCTGTAACCGTCCAACCCAGTTGTTCTTATCCCATTGCCAGCGAGTATTTCATCGGCTTCAGGATTCATGCTGGCTTTATGTATGGGGGTCTTAGCTCTACATGACCGGATCACCTCCGTGCTCTGCCTTCTCGCCTCCATCAGGCTTTTCTTGGCCGCTATTGACAGCACCTGAGATAATGTCTTACTCATCAAGCCTCTCCTTCTGCTCTGTCAGGGCCTCCGTTAGGAGGTCAAGCACTTCAGCCGCGAGAGTAGGATCAAACGGTATATCGTCCTGTTTAACCGCCGCTCTCAAGGCTTCGGCTATCTCATTCGGCTTGCCAGCCTCGTCGATGTACTTCATCAGGGCGACAATATCTTTGACGCTGCCAGTAGCTTTCTTATCCTCGTCCAGATAAGCGTTTACCTCTTTTGTGAGGCACTTCCCCGCCAATTTGATATTGGACATTCCCTCGGTTTCGATCTTGCGATCTACGGCGCGGGCGATGTTCCGCCAAATCTTCTCCGATCTCTCAACCCAATCGTATTTCTTGGCCCAGCGATAGATGGTCTTTCGGTCGCGCCCAAGTTCTTTCCCTGTTATCGCGTCAATCCGCCCGTTGTTGTGCCAAATTGCAAAGGCTTCGTTTATCTCGGTTTCGGTCGGGAGTTTAGCAGTTCCTACCATAGCCGATTCTCCATTGGGGCAAGCGCGGCGGGCGCGCGCCCTTTATTTGCAGGGGTATTCGGACTTGCCTTTTGCGATTTTTTGATTGTGAGAGGCTTTGGGGCGGTGGTTGCCCCGCCGTAACGAATCCCCAAAATCCCACCTAATATCAAGAGGGAGGTTGGATCAGTAATTACCGAGAAATCGCGGTAATAGCCTGTATTCTTCGTAAGTCCTGTTCTGCCTTGCTCTAACACCGCCGCCTCCTGCCCTCAAAGGGGTGCTCTTGCCGTATGTATAACGCGGACAACAATAAGAAAGCAAACGGTTTAATAGGGATAGTCTGCCGCGAGGTGGGGTAGGGGGGGTAAATGCCCGGTGTAAGTTATTGCTACGTTAGGATATAACGCCGTGAAAAGGGATATTTGTTGTCGGTTGGTGCCGGAGTGAAAAGAACCCCGCCAGGATCATTGTAGCTGGCGGGGCTTGAATTAGCACTCATGTAGAAGTAGGGGGGTTTTCAGTCGTTTAGCCCATAGGCGCTACTTACCCTCCAATTGCGGTTGTTCAATCGCCAACCGATTTTCAATGATATCTAATTGGCGGCGATTATTTGCGGCCTGCTTTTCCCTGGCCAACGTAGATAAAACTACACAAGCAATCTTGGCCTCTGGACCATTCCCCGCACCTTCAAAATACTGTCGTAGCGCAATCCAGCAATCCTTTTCCACCAAATTCTTTAGTGCCGACGTGTCCTCTTTCAGTAACGTCTCTCTGCCTGTTTTGATTTGTTTGTTCATATTATCTCCCTTTAAGTATATTTGTATTTACAAGTTTCATATAGAATAATGACAATAAGGTCCCGCTCGGATTATTATCAAATTCTCTAATCTTAGCCCGACTTTCCTTATAGCTCAATTCGCCGGAGAATACCAACATGAACAAACGGCGATAGAATAACACTTTGCGTTGTTGGTCGGTTATCTGAGTAATTCGGGCCCCTAATAGTGTTCTGGCACAGTTTCGAAGGCGCTTACGTGCTTGTTCGTTCGGCTTTTTTTTACGCATTCTCGCCCTTGCGTTAATCTTATCTCGGTTCTCCTTTAGATACTTCTGCGCGTATTGACGCCTCTTGTCAAGATTCGCCTCTCGGTTCTTGTCTCGGTACTCCTGCTCGCGTTGGCGCACCTTGTCAATGTTGTTTTTCCGGTACTTTTGACTATATTGGCGTACCTTGTCGGGGTTGTTTTTCTTCCATAGCCCTATCTTGACAGTATAGCATTGGTTACAACGGCTTTTACTTCGCCTATAGAACCGTTCTGGCTCCGTTGTACCACAATCTTTGCAAAGATAAGGTTTGGCCATAAGCACTACTTACCCTCCTTTAAGCTGCAGAGGAAGAATGATTTTGAATA